GTGAAGAAGAGCGATTACTGGGAGTTAGTCTCACCGGAATCATGGATAATGCCTTAACGAATGGGTCCAAAGATAATATAAAAAAGATACTAAATGAACTCAGAGATATCGCAGTAGAAACAAATAAAGAATATGCGGAAAAACTTGGAATCAATAGAGCAGCGGCCATTACTTGTGTTAAACCTTCAGGTACAGTTAGTCAGCTTGTTGATTCTGCTTCTGGTATTCATGCCCGCCATAATCCTTATTATGTCAGGACAGTAAGGGCTGATAATAAAGACCCACTCTGTAAGATGATGAAGGCAGAGGGGTTTCCAAATGAGCCGGACGTGAGTAAGCCCGAGCATACAACTGTCTTTTCATTTCCACAAAAAAGCCCGGAAGGGGCAATTTGTAGAACAGAAATGACTGCATGGAAGCAGTTATCTTTATGGCACACCTTCGCAAAAGAATGGTGTGAACATAAACCAAGTGTTACTGTATCTATCAAGGAAGAAGAATGGGTAAACACTGCGGCATGGGTCTATGAAAACTTTGATGACATAAGTGGTATTAGTTTTTTACCATTTAGTGATCATACGTATAGACAAGCACCGTATCAAGATTGTACTGAAGAAGAATATAAAGAACTATTAGATAAGATGCCAAAAGATGTAAATTGGGCATCTTTAGCAGATTACGAAACTCAAGACTATACTAGTGCTAGTCAAGAGTTTGCGTGTACTTCAGAGAAAGGTTGTGAAGTAGTAGATATTTCACCTGCAGTCTCATAACTTTAACAAGGGGGCACATGTCAGTTAAAGATAAATTTGATATGTGGTTAGAAGATGTAAAAGATAAAGTATATTTTACTTTTCATAGAGACAAATTAGAGAAAGACAAACTGTACGAAACTAGATGGGTATGGTATCATACTGTGCTAGTCGTAGAGTTAGCTATAATAATACTGTTATTACTTTATATTGGATTTGCGATATGAAAAAAATTTTGATGATGTTTATTATTGTATTTTTGTTTATGTTCCTACCTTTTATATGGGCAGAACATAGTAAAGACCTTGATGGTTATGATAAAGTGCCTGATGATGAATGGCCTAGCCAAGTTATTTTTGATACTATACATGTATGTTACAATGGAACACTAAGATGGGTCGCGATGGGAAATCCCTCGCTATTGAATACGCCACCACCGTATGGCATTGCACGTTTAATGACAGTACATTGTTTTTGTGTATTAGATAAAGTTAGAACACAGTATAAGTACAGAGCTTATGTTGATCATATCACAAAAGATGATAGATCAGCGCCTACAATTGTACCAAAGTTGTTTATGGGAAAATCAGTAGAGTGTATAAGAGATTATCATACTCTACAAGGATTAATATTGTTAGATGAAGAAACTATAAAAGCTCTTAATGAATTTACAGAAGATAATGAAACTAAAGTTGATAAGTCAGAGGACGTGCCCGATAACAATTCCGGGAAATCAGACTCACCAGAGCAACCAGAGGAATTGCCTATAGAAGATGTACCTCTATTAAATTTTTAACAAGGTAAAAAATGGAAAAGTTTAAATTATTTACATTATTATGCTTTTCTATATTAGTATTCTTTTTCAATCCAGCACAAGCTATTGAAAGAGAAATTATTGAAAGGGTGAAAAAATCGGTAGTATTGCTATCGGTAAACAAATTAGAAAATCCAGCATTCAATTCGCCCAATGCATTGTGTTCTGGAATGACTATCAATGATAAAGGTAATATACTAACCAATTTTCATTGTGTGTACAAACAGAAAACAATAAATTTATATTATTGGGATGAGGATGATTGGACTGAATATCAAGTAAAAGTTATTGGAGAAGATCCATTAGCTGATCTTGCTGTACTTGAAGTAATTGGATTAAATAAAAAAGTTCCATACTTAGAGTTTATAGATTCAAAAGAGATATATACAGGACTAGAAATATATGCTTTTGGACATCCTATGGGGATGGCATGGAGTCTATCAAAAGGTATTATTTCTAATAATGATAGATATGCAAGACATCCCTTTATCAAATCTATCCAAGTAGATGCCGCAATAAATAAAGGAAACTCAGGCGGTCCGTTGATTAATGACAAAGGTGAAATCGTAGGGGTTGCTACATTGATGGTTTCAAGAACAAACTCAAATGCAGGAGTCGGTCTAGGAGTCAGAGCCGATGTTGCAAAAAAATCACTCACCGAAATGTTAAGGACGGGAAAGGTAGATCGCCCAGCATTAGGTGTTATGGTTGTTTCTTTAAATGGTAAAGAGAGTCAAAGAAAAGAACTTTTGAAGAGGAATCCTGATATAAATATCACAATTCCGAATACTTTCGGATTAATGATAAGCAATGAAAATAAACCAACTAATCCGATACCGAAAGGGTTAAAGGCGTGGGATACTATTGTAGGAATTAATGATATTCCTATTAATACTGATATTGAATTCGCAGATGAACTAATTAAATATAAAATTGGTGAAAAAATTAATGTCAACATTATTAGGGATAAACGTTTTATGAAGATTGGTAACATTACATTAAAAGTGTTTCCTGTTCCAACAGATAAAATGTATAAAGCGGATTTAACTTTCCCAAATAGAGAAACTAACTAGGAGAAAGGCGTTGGAGATATGCCAGTAGAAATACTCTGGGAAGATGGAAATGCAACAATAACAATACAATGTGATGGATGTGATAAAGAATATGAAATTTTTACAAATGATACAGAAGGTTTAGAAGTGTGTTCTTTTTGTGGCCACTACCTTGAAGTGGATAGTGAAACAGGAGAAACTAATGAAGAAGAAGAAAATAGCTGGTATTGACTATTCTCTGACTTCTCCTGCAATTTGTGTATATAAGGAAGAAGATGGTGGATATTTTGACTTTGATAGGTGTGTGTTTCATTATCTATCTAATAATGAAAAACAACAACAACTTGCCGCCGGGACTGGGTTAAAAAACTTAAGAGCTGAACCCTATCCCGAATGGAGCTCAGAAGAAGAAAGACATGAAAAACTCGCAACTTGGGCATATAACATTGTTCAAGGTTGCGAGGAAGTGTATCTTGAAGGATATGCATTTGCTACTTCAGCTCAAGCTGGAGTACGTTCAATAGCAGAAAATACAGGATTATTAAAACACAAAATGTGGAAAAATAAGATATCATTTAAGACCTATCCCCCCACAGTCATCAAGAAGTTTGCTACGGATAAAGGTAATGCAAACAAAGAGATGATGTATTCAGCTTTTGTCGATGAACTGTTGACACCTACAGACCTCAAAGAACGATTAACTCCCAAAGCAACAAAAATAATAAGCCCGATTAGTGATATTGTAGATTCTTATTTCATTGCAAAATGTGGTGAGGAAGGTTTACTGTGACTGATAAAGAACGAAAAAGAATTGCCAATCGGAAGTATTATGAAAAGAATAAAGATAGACTTGCTGAGAAGTGGAAGAATGATAACAAACGAAAAGAGTATTTAAAAGAATACTATGTAAGAAATAAAGATGCTATTCTAAAACGAGCAAAAGATTGGAATGAACGTAACAAAGAAGCAAGGAAACTTATCACAGAAAGACAAAAGAGAGATAAATTAAAAACTCTTTGGGAAGTGGAAAAACAAAATAAATAGTCATGAATGTAAAGAAGTTTAAGGAACTTATTGAAACAACAGAATTTGTTGGAACAACAGATGATTATCTTATCCACAAATTTACAGATGGTGGAAACTATTTAATTATAGATACCTATGGAGACTTTCTAATCTTAGAGAGAGATAAAATAGAAAGTGTATTTTCAACTATTTGGGATGACCTTTACGGGCCAATAACGGAGGAAGTACCACACATACTAAATTAAAGGAGGATACGTGGGGTGGATGCATGAATACACATGGGAAACATTGTTTCATTTTATTTGTGGAGAATGTAAGAACTGGTGGAGTTACGCAGGAATTATAGAGAAAAGAACAGATGGAAGATCTCAATCAATGACTTGTCCACATTGTGGATATAAAACTGACATTAAAATGAAAGAGGGGTTTAAACATAATGGCAAAGAAAGCGAGGGGGTGGAGTAGTTTTGAATTCAGGAAGAAGAGCTACAAGAAAAGAACAAGTATAGGATTATCGAAATTTTCCAGACCAAAAAACAAACACAAGAAAAAAGGTTGGAAGAAATATCGTGGCCAGGGGAAGTAGAAGAAAAAGACAACAGTTTGAAAAGATTACAGAAATTATGATAGATGGTAAAGTTGTTCAATTGTGTACTACTCTTACTTACACAACACCAGACGGGTACAAGGGATGTATAGTTCAAATAAGAAACAAACCGGAAGAAAAACGCTCATCGCGGGAACGTTGATGTTTTTGGTTGGTTGTGCTGTACCTCCCGAAGATTGGACTAAAGTTAAACCCCCACCAGTAACACCATCATTAATACAGGCGGGATTTTTCGAGATTGATAATTCATTATATTCTCAACATTGTGATCCTAAAGGTAATCAAATTTGGATGAAATGGGATGAAAATAAAGAATTGTGGAAAAAGGTAAAATATAATACTTTAGGATGTAAAGATGGCGAAAGTGCAACAGGACCAGACTCCTCCTGAAGAGGGTGATGTAGTTGAAAAACCACGAAAAGGCGCAACAGGACGAGGGCTCAAGAGAGTCAGAGGTCCAAAAAAACC